CAGCACGAGTACCAGCAGTTCCTGGTGCAGAAGAAGTAGTACCAACGTTATTACCGTAAACACCAGGATAAGAACGTGCAAGCATACTTTGCAAACGAGCCTGTGCAGTAGGAGATAATCCTCTACTGTAAGATTCAGCTAATAGTCTAGCATCGTTTGGGTTTTCAGCACCTCTGGTAATTTGGGCCATGACTCCAGTAGCTGCTTGGGTATCAGCATCATCCCTCATAGATGTACCAAGGTTAAATAGACTCTGGTTTTGCTGAATACCACTACCAGATTGACCTTGTAGATTGCCCATAATTTTAAGGATTTGGTCACCGGGTAAACCATCCAAAGTTTTACCTGCACTGGCTTGTGCTGCTTGAATTTGCTTAGGGTCACCGGATTGGTAAGCCAAAGCTAATTGTCTCAAAGCAGGACTTGCTGCATCCATTGTAGCAATGCTTGCATCAGAAGCCTCATCAGTAGCTTTTAACCTACCAAATCTGTAATTATTAAAATCATTAGTACCTTGTTGACCTTGCTGGTTCAATAAAGCACCTGTCCGATTATCTAAACTTTCAAGGGTACGCTGACCTACTAAATTAGGGTCAACTCCTTGGAATAAGGCACCAGAAGCAAGAGCATTACGATATGCAGTTGGGTCTTGATATTGAAGGGCATTCTGCATGACAGTATTACCAGCATCTTGTCTAGCAGCAGTTTGGAAATTACCCAAAGCATCACTAAGACCAGCGGTTCCACGGTCGAACATATTACCCATTGTACGAATGCTATCACCTACCCCACCAAAAGAAGGGGCATCAACATTTCGCCAAGTTATTTGAGCCATGACAATACCTCTTAACGGCTAAGTTTGTTCTGCTGAATATACTCATCAGCAGAGGATTGGCTGCGATTTTCAGCAGCAGCACGGCTACGTGCTCGGTCTTCTAAAGCCGTATTGTAAGACTGAATTTGGTTATTGAGATTGGTATTAGTTATATCCTTGGTAAAGGATAGCTGGTCTTTGGCTAACTTATTAGCTTGGAAACCACCGTATATATTGGATAAGGAACCAAGTGCTCCCAGCCCCAACTGTAAAGTGGGAACATTCATACCTAGTTGCCCAGATAAGCTACCAAGTCCCGGAAAACCACCCGTAGCTTGACCAGCCCCTGTACCAGTACTAGGGGAAAAATAATCCCCTAGTGTCATACCAGGTTGGTAGTTAAGAGACGGGGAACTAAAGTTCATCCCAGGGTTACTATTATTAGTATTAGAACTCATCCAAGACATACCACTTGGATTAGGTGCTGGGTTACCGGTAAAGAAACTTAAATCCATGAGGATTCTCCTGTTAATTTTTAAGGTTTAAATCTAGGGTCATGTTGGTAAAGTTACCTACCATATTTAAAGACATGTCGGCAATATCAGAGCCAGTGAGTAATGTTCTAGAGAGGAAGGTGTCCATAGACTCTGTAGTTACAAATTGCATTGGGTCAATGACTCCAACTCCTCCGGTACCAAACATACTCTCATACTGCTTCTGAATTGATTTAGAGTCTGTATTATATTGCTGCATAACAGACTCTGCTTGTCTGAGGGTATCAACAGTTGAGGAATTAATATACTGGCTGATTCCATTACCTACTGATGATGTAAGCTGAACAATGTTCTGAGCATTCATCATATTACCCATCATAGACGACATTGTAGTACCTGTAGCCATTGCTGTGCCTACATTCATTGCTATAATGGAAGATATAGCAGCAACAATGAAACCAATCTTATCACCAAATAGCTTAACAGAAACCACCTGAAGAATAGAGATAAGTACCATAGCAGCAATAGAATTAGCTACGGCACCAACTATTACAGCAGCTAACCCAACAAAGCCCAGTGAGGCACCTACTGTACCATACGCACCAAGAATACCTGCCCCACCAGCACCAAAAGTGTAAACAGATATAACTACAGCCACAACAATAACAGCAATTTTAAATACTGATGTCTGATACCATTTCTGTTTTACCTTTTGATAACTATTCATTACTAAGTAAGTACAGGCAGTAGACAACTGAGTACTATGAGTTAGGGACATTTCACGATAAATGGCAGCATTCAGAGGAATTAAAAAACCACTTTCTTCTGCATCACCCATAGCGTCTGATACATTAATATCAACAGACTTATTACTGTAAACCCTATTGCTATGATGTAGACCAAAGATACGTAATTTTTTATACGTAGTAGGGCCAGTCTGCCAAAGGATTTCTAACTCCTGCATGTTATAGGTCTTACCACCAACAATTAACTGACCTGTATTACCTTTACGCATAGCCTTTTGAGTCAAAGAAATATCACCAGCATATCTGGTTCTTAACTGGTTTTTCTTTGCACCTTCCCATGCTGAACCAGTGTGAACAGTTTCAAAGGCAAAGTTCCATGAGATGGTCATGTCATACTTGTAACCCTTATTACTTGATACCCGAAATGAACGTGTAGGTATAATAGGGAATTCTGGTAGTGGTGGAGGTGTGCCAATTACAGTCCCACCAGATGTATTGTTACTCCACCATTCAGTATATTCATCAACAGCAGCATTACCATCATCGAATCCTTTTATTACAGATTCCATTGTTGGGTAATTAGGGTCTGCCGGGAATGCAGCAGCAGCTCTCTCAAAGAAACGGTATATATACTCTTTAGCTGTATCCTCTGGAGTATTTAGAGAACAACCAAAAGCACCATATATGTACTGAATATCTCCTATATTATCGTTATCTTTGAGAGATTTAAGTACACCATCCAACTTACCACCCGTTGCTTTTCTAAAAGCCTTTCTACAAAGAGGCCATATTTTTGCATCATTCTCAATCCAATTATTATCATCACGAATTGGTATGAAGGCAAAAAACCTGTCATTGGTAGACTCTGTATCAAACAAAGTATCCAATACAGGGTTGCCACTGTTACGTTTATAAATAAGCATACGGGGTGTGCCCGTAGCCGTCATAGTTGTATCAGTACTAGTAGTTTGGGAAGTGTATTGAATGTTAACACTCTCTGTAGTAGTAACGGTGGTATCAGTACGAGTAACACCTCCCCCAACATCTACAACATTAGTAGTAGTATTAGAATTACTTACCTTGGTTCCAATTCGCTTATGAGTCATTACTCTGTTATTTACGATTACAGTAGAGTGGTCTGGTGCAGTACTAAAGCCTCGCTTGTATACCTTCGTATAGGAAGTCCAATTAAATGTACTAGGGGTGTCCGTATTATTAACCTCGTCAGGTCTACCATCAGAATAAACAGAAGTAACTGTTACGTGTTTGTTTAGGTTAGTAACCTCTGAGGATGAGTTATTTGATACCGTAGTCCATAACAAAGTAGACGGTAACTGTGACTCACTATTGTAGGTATTAGTAGGCCCCTCCACTGGAGGTGAAGTGAATGGGGATTGATAAAAAGTATAATCAACATAAAGATATAGAGCACCTGGTTCAAAATTATCCGGTGTAAAGGTAATGGTTGAACCACCTTCCAAAGAAGTCATAGTTACTAGATTAGTAGTCCCATCTATATCAATTTCAAACTGTTCATTAATACGTGTTGGGAAGTGCTCATAAATGTACTGGTCACACCACTCCTGAAAATCAGCAAATCCTATATTAGCTGCTTGTATATAGGTAGTCTGACCATCAGGGGGTGTAATCTGGGAAGCAACTAAAGAGGAATCAATAGTTGCTGTAACACCCAAAGAACCAGCAGCCAATCCAATATAAGGGTCGAAATTGTCCTTACTCCATGAGGAGTAAAGACGCATACGAATACCAGGCCCGTTCATGTAGCTGTTATTAATAATATCAGACATAGCAAACTGACCTTGTAACATTGCTGCAATTACAGTTGTTTTCATGTAATTGACACGTTGGTTAACATCCCCAGCCAAGTTATATACTGAAGATGCTACGTAAACTTTAGTCTTGCCACTGAACAGGCCCATAGTTTTCCCTTACAAATTGTTCTTAGTTTTAACTGTACTCATTACTTCATCAACAATAGAGTTGGTAAAGCTATTAGGTGGATTAAGACCTTCATCAATAGTCTTCTGAGTAATCCAAGCATCAGAGAACATCTTAGCTGCTTTAACTTCTGCATCACGTTGGTATGACACAATTTGCTGAGTATAGAGTTCTTTCTGTTTACCAATAGAACCAGCAATACCAGCACCATCAGAACGGTTGTCCATAGTCTGAGCACGTTGAGCTTCAGTTTGTTCTACTAATAATTGTAATTGTTGGGGAAGAGTTTTACTTGAGTTAAACAATGCAGCACAGTAAGTTTCACTTTCTGTAGACAGTTTAAGTTTAGTAAGACCAAAATCAGCCTTGGAAGTAAGAGCTTGTGCTTTAGCTAATACGTACTGTGCCTTAGCAGTTGCTAGCCCAACACGAGCAGTAACAGCTTGAATTTGACCAAGAGCTGCCTGCCAATATGCATTATCTCTACCAAGTAAGAATTGAACAGCATTACCCATGCAAGCCTCTAATGTAGCAATGTAGGCTTTAGTGTAGTCACCTCCTGTAATCCTACCATCTTTGAATTCTTGCTTAAGATGTACATAGGCAGATTGCATAAGTGCATCAAATACACCACTACCACCAACTTGACGGGTAGTTAGTGATTCATTGGTGACTTTATCAATCTGACCAAATATAGGTGAATTACTACCACCTGGGATATCCCATTCTGGGCCATTCATATCTATGTTAGGTAAAGAGAAATCTTCCCCATCAGTAAGGGCAAGTAGTAATCGGTTAGCTTCTACCTCTGATCCACAAGACATATGTATTTCCTCTAGTTGAAATAGAAACGGCTCACGGTATTAACCAGTGAGCCGTGGTTTTTACAGCTTATACGTTATTGCTCGTTTAAGCTACCAGCAGCAATTTGTGCCTGAGCTAGATTGGTTAATTCTTCTTGTGTCAACTGAGGTAATACTTCAATCGAGAATTCACGTACCCAACCTTGCTGAATATTGGGGCGACCATTTTTACCCTTAGTAACACGAATATTTAAGAACTTACGATTTTGCAGGAAAGTATAAATACAGTAAGGGATATGGTAGCCATCATCAGTAGCTTCACCAAATGGTACAAATTTCTTAATAGTACCAATGTATTCGTTAGCTACTGTAATAATTTCACCAGGTAAGTCTTTCTTTTTAGGGTCAAGGTTTTGTATACGAACACGTATCAAACGAGTCTGTTCAAGACGAATGCGTCGGGACATCTCAGTTTTAGTTTCACCTTTTGGGGGAGCTTTAATACCCTCTTCTAAAGGGTTAACTTGCTCTTCTGGTTCTACCTTACCTTCTTGGATATCTGATACTTTTTTACGCAAAGCCTCTAAACCAATATTGTTAGAGAATTTAAGCCCCATTAGAGTTGCACGTTGTTTTAGAATAGAGAGTTCATCTGGCTGAATCTCATCAACGGTTTCGTTGCCCTGAATAATATCTTCTTGTTCAGTGGTCGGTTTGTCGTTAATGCTCATGATATTTCCTTGCTTATATAAGAGGGGAGGTAATCCTCCCCTAGGTTTAGTTGAATACTACTAACTATTACAGAGGTGCAACAGCTTTAACTACTGCCAAACGTTCTGGGCGTTTAACCAGAATACCATAGTACCATTTGATACTAGAGAAACCAGTCTCACCGAATGGGTCATTACGGTCAGCAGTTTCTTTACCTGGCATTTTAGTCATGACAGTGAACTTAACAGATTTACCATCAGTCTGGAATCCGATAGAGGTAAATGAGTCATCACCAACCACTAGGATTGGGAAAATGTCATAGTGTTCATTACCATCAACCATAGAGGTACGGTAACCCGGATTAGCAGAAGTTGCTTCAGCACCAGCACCAGCCCAATGCAGCATTTCAGGTACCTGAATGAAACGGAACTTATCAATAGAACCAATCTCACCATTCATCAGAGTACCAGCATCACCATAATGCTGAATTTCAATGAAAGCTTTATTACCAAATAGGTCTTTCATTGCTTTCAATTCAGGAACCAATTCAGAACCTACGTATGCAACACGAGTACCACCAATAACTTTAGTATCAATCAGACGTGAACCAGTGATGATAGTAGTCTGAGTTGGGGTACGGTTATCAGTAAGAATCTGGTCAAGACGCATTAAGTTCTTGTAAGTAAGAACAGAAGGAGTAGTACCTTCCCCAGTAATCTCTGCATCGGATGTAGCAGCACCTGCATACAGAACAGTACCAGCAGAGGCCAGCAAGTCTTTTTGCAGAACAGCTTCTGTAAGTTGAATAGCACCATTCATTAGTTCACGAGACAGATGTTCTTTCAAGCCATCATCAGAATCGAAGTCCAAAGACTCTTGGGTAAACTCATAGAAGAAGCCAAACTTATGGATGGAACCTTCACGAGATAAACGGGTAAATCCTACTCGGTTAACTCGCCCACCATTTTCAGTAAGTAGTGGAAGCTTAGAGGTAATGTTACCAATATCTTTACTTGAGCCATACAAGTTACCATTAACAATGGTTGCACCATTGGCATCAATACCTTGGTCATTAATGTTACGGTCATCCAGCAAAGGAACATATTCGTAAACCTTGATGGTTTTACCATAGTTCTTTGGCATGTTAGTTACAGAAGCCAGAGGCATAAAGTATTGGTCTTTACGGGCAGTAATAATAGCTTTCTTTAACCAGTAGAAAGTATTCATTTGGTCTGAACCAGCACCATCAATACTAGATTTTTGACCATCAATTGGAGCGTTGTAATTCAACATAATCGTTTCCTATTAAAGTCCACCGGGACTAGGTAGTTTAGCAAAGTCATCATCACTCATAGAGAGTGGATTAATTAGTGTTTCTACTTTACGTGGTGCAGCTCGACTAGGCGATGCAGCACTAGCTTGTTCCGAATTAGTAACAGTCGGTTTAGGCGATACTACACGAGTTGCTACTGGTGCAGTAACCACTGGTCTTGTTACTCCAGGCTTATTAGTAGGACGGTTAAATACACCTTGTTGTGCAAGCATATTACCGACACTATTATAAGCCTGAATAAACGGAGTACCAGTCGGAATCTGACCTAACATTTGCAAACGATGAATCTCATTGGTAATGGTTTCATATAAACCATTCTCACGCTGAGATTGAATAGTTTGAAGTAAGCCACGATTCTCAAACAGTGCTTCTTTACTGGCATCATCCCATGTCTGAGCAATTACACCTAAAGTAGCTTGTCCTTCTGGGGTAGACTTTAAATCATCCAGTTCGGTTGCAAATGCTGCTTCAGTATCAGTTACACGGTGATTGCCTGCTTGGTAATTAACTTCATCCTCTGGATTAATATCTAGAGGGTCAATACCAGCTTCTTTCACCAACTTCTTAATGGCGTCAGGGTTCTTCTTATCTAGGTCAATTAAGTAAGACAGTTTACCTTCATCCATTAAATTGTTGTTTTGTAGCATCAGCATTACTTTACGGTACGGCTGAAGTTCTTGCATTTTGCGAGTGTAATTAGCACCCATCTGCATCAGGCTAATGGCCTCCTCCGGTGAACGGGGAGTAATCATTTTACCGTTAGCTTTAAATGGAGCCATCAACTGCTTGTAACCAGCCTCGTAGTTGAAGTCAGCAGGCAGACCTTCAGACTGATTACCTTCTTCATTCTGTTCCTGGCCTGGTTCAGTAGTAGAAGGTTCAGCTTTAGTAATCGGCTCACCGTTACTATCAACTTCTGTATTAGTGACTTTAGCACCATCTTTATCAGAAGTTAAATTATTTGCTTCATCTTCAACTATATCAGTAGCATCAGGTTCAATTACAGGTTGTGTGTTAACTACTTCTTGCTCAGTAGTTACGTCGTCATTTTCTGGGCTGTTCTGAGTGACTGGAATTTCTACTTCTATTTGAGTTTCCTCAGAAGTAGGGGCAGTCATATTCAGAATCTCATCATCCGACATTGCTAGAATGTCGGAAGCCTCATTAGTGGCTTCCGGTTTCATAAGGTATTTCTCCAGTTATTTAATTACTCATCTTCTGGTTGGGAACGCATATAATCGAGTTCTTGTTCTAACTCAGATAAGCGACCATCTGAAGCATCACCCATACGAATCGCTAAATCTAACCAACGGCGTAAATGACCTGCCGATTGAGCCATAGCTAGTGCATCGGCACGTTGGTTTGCATCTAGCAAAGGGTCACCAGATTCCTGTACGTAACGAGCACATTGTTTAGTACAGAATTCTTCTAAAATAACTTTACGGAAAAGAGAGTTACTAACTAATTTAGTTACTTCTTTACCATGCTCAATAATTTGTTTAGTGCCTTTAATTTCGTGCTCTAAACCAGCTACTTCTGTTTCTTTACTAATCATGAAGGTCTGCCTCTATTTATAAATTCATGCCAAGACTTGATGATGGGTCTTGGCTAGGGTCGTAATAACGTGAGTTAATAGATAAAGCTGGGTCTTTCTGAGCAGCTTGGTCACGTTCCAAAGTATTATTCACTCCATCGGTTAATGCATTATAACCAACAGCAGCAGATATGTTAGGGGTAGTTTCTCCTTCTTTACTAGGGGTTGTCAATGCCTTAGTTACTTGAAGGTTTTGATTACCTTGTGATTGTGCTTTCATCTTATCCATTTCACGAGCATGTTTAGTACCCGATTCTTGTTCCAGATAATCCAGATTAGTTAAATCTTTTCTAGCAGATTCAGCATCAGCCTTAGCATTATTAAGTGCAACCTGAGACTTAAGTACTTCATTCTCAAGCTGTGCTTTTTCCAGTGCTAATTGTTTCATTTGCTCTTCTACAGGGTCAGGTTCTGGCTTCCAATTCCTTAATTCATGCGCTAATTCAGGCATACGTTTAAGTTCTGCAATTTTAGCCAGAAGCTTAAGAGTAATACTTTGGTCAACTGTATTACCTAAAGTTTGAACCATGAATCCCAAGTCCTGAGACTTCTGGTTATCAATCTCAGCAGTATTAATATCAACTTCAATGTCGAAGTTACCTTTGAGGTCTTCTCTTTTTACAGTTATGTATTGTTCATTAGTAATTCGTACCACTTCAGTTTCAGATAAAAACACAGCATTCATTGAACATATTTTTGTACCTATATCTGCCATACCTTTTGCAAGACGACGAAGAATAGACATCTCACGTTTACTGGCAGCATCTAGTACACCACGAATACCAGCAGCCACATCACCATAAGCTTCTCCTGTTACACCACCAGCAAATGCTTTGACACCAGTAAGTGCTTCAGCTTCTTGGTTTTGTAACGTAGCCATGGTTAGTGCAGATTGTGGTATTTCAGGGAACCTATGCTCAATTATAGATTGACTAGGGTTACCTTGTTGAGGGTTATACTCATAGTCAGTACCATCTTCGAAACGTCGACGGTTAAGAGTATCCAGTAAACCTTTAGGATAACCTTTTTGACCATTGGCACTTCTACCAAGAAGGTCAATCATGCCACGCATTGTAGCACCTAAAACTTTCTGGTTATCACCAAGTAACTCAGCATCAGATTCCCCATACAGTTCACGTTTACGTGGCATGTAAGGAACCACTACAAAAGGAATCTTACCATCTGGGTAAGGGTTATCTTCTAAACGAATTAAAGTAGAACCAATCCAAGTAGCAACAATTGGTTTAAGTTGACCATCTCCATCTGTATCCCAGAATCCCCAATACTCATAAGCTACAACTTTTTTACGCATAGCATCACGGAATTGGAAATCACCCGGTGTTTTACTTTCATGGTCTGGGTCAGTAATTGGAGAGGAGCTTTCCCAATCAATTTTATCTAAATTTTTATACCGGTCTCTTTCTTTAAGTAAATCAGACTTACATGTTTCAAAAGAGATTACAGCATACATAGCCTTATCAAGGTCGCCATTACAAGATGGGTCAATGACTACGTTGTTAGGGTTAACAAATTGAACGGTAGGTCGATTTACTAAAGCCTTATCAATCTCAACCTCAGTAAATCCAGTCTGAACTGCATAAGTAGCTTCATTAGTCTCATGGAAATAATTAACAGCTTCTTTAACATCGTCTGCAACTGTTTCGTCATAACCCCTTGGATTATCAACTTGCAATTGCAATGCCTGTTGTAGAATGTTGGCTTTCTCTTGGTCTTCTATGGGATACATTTCAAAAACAGGAGCCTGCTCCTTAACTTTGATGGTTTCCCTTTCCCAGCCAACACGGGCAATAGCAGTACCGTCATCTACGTTACTACGTACAAAATCATCAATTAATTTAATTCGATTGAGTTGGGTTCTGAACTGATAATTAAGTACCAACTCATTTTGTCTAGCAGCTTCCTCATCTTCCCAAGTAGCAGGGGTTATTTTGAATAACTTAGAGGATGAAAGGAATGGTTCTGATAAAGGAGCATATCTCCATTCTGCCTGACGTCTAACTAATTTAGGTTGTACTTGGCTTCGCCCCTTTATCTTAGGGGGCTTAGCAGAACCCTTTACCTGAGCCAAATCATTCCATTCACGAATCTCATTCATGATTGCATCGTGAGCAGGTTTAGCAGCTTCCAAGTCACCCTTTAATGCTTGTAAGCTTGGTTCCTTTTTCCAGTTTGTTAGCCGTTCAGTTTGGGCTGGGTCTGGTAAAGGGGTCATTGAATCAACGTTTTCCATAATGGTTCCTATTTAAAAAGTGTTCTATCAGCCTGTATTTGATTACCAAGTTCAATCAGTTGACTATCACGGAGTCTAACAGTTGCCCGGAGTTCTTCAACCAAACGTCTGCCTTCTTCAAGACTACTGTCGAGTCTGGCTGCATGGCTTGCAAGGTTTGTGCATTGAGAGGTTCCGGTTTGGGCTTGACGTTGATATACCTTGGCTCTCCTTTCAGATTGCTGCATCCGGCTGTCGTAATTACTACTAACGCGAGCAAGCTCGCTAGTGTAATTACTCTCAGCCTCTTGTAATCTAGTAGTGAGTACACCAACTTCATATGAGTGGTTTCTTTCAAGAACATTGTATTTGTCCTGTAATTGGTTAGTTGCCTTTTGGTATTCTTTCTTTTGTTCATCCCACTTTTTTTGGACTGTATCCTGCCCATTAGTGTTTCCCCAAAAGTAAAGAGTGGCTAATAAAGCCACTCCCAGAACAATAGGCCAACTCTTAGAGAGTAGCATCTGCATTACAAGCCTCCGGGGGTACGTTGCCTATACGGTTACTTACCCATCCATAGGTAAAGTCTGGCATGTTTAATGAGGTATAATGATTAAGTTGCTTTGCGTCTAATAACTTAAGTATTACGTTACAAGCAGCCACTTTACCTCGTTTTTTCTGCAATGACTTATAAGCATTAACCGTACCAGCACCAACTTTACCATCAACTTGGATTTTAGGGTAGTCTTTGCCATCCCTAGACATTTCATTAAGGGATTGCTGAATCCAAATGGAAGGACGAGATGTACCAGTATTAACCCCAGCATCAACTAACTTATGGGTAATGGCTGGAGATACATCAGCAAAGGATACGAAGTTAGGTTTTAGGACATAATCATCTATATAAACTTCGGCAGCCATTTCTTTTGTAAGACTACCCATCTTACCATCCCAACCGAATTCTTTAGCAAGAACTTCTTTATGGGATTCAGCCACCTTCTGTGTAATACCAAGATTAGTATGGCCACCTGGGTCTTTAGGGTTATTTACTTCTCCCCCTTCCATCATAAACACAGCCCCCAGGATAGCTGCGACTACTCCACTCACTACACCACCTTTTGTTGCTAGTTTTTGTTTAGCTGTTGCCATTTTGTACCTCTTTAGGTTTTAACCTAAATAGCCTGCCTATAATGTTTAAAGCAAATAATGTAATAGTAATGCTAGAACCATGTGGAATCAGGTCAAGGGTATCCTTTGATAGACTAGAAAACAGTGGTTGTATTACATCTATTGCTGAAAAGAAAATTAAACCTATAGTACTAATTTGAATAGAGGCCCATTTCCAGGATTTATTCCAATTAGGTACGAGTTCAATTCTTTTGGTTATCCTGCGAACCATGCGAAAATCTCCCTACGTGCAGCAGCTATAACGCCGATTATTGCACCTGCCCCTAACCATACCCACTTACCAAAAACACCAGCACCAACTACTTTGTGCTTAATGGTTATGAACTCTTCGATAGTAGGTTCCGATTTAGTAATACTTTCCTCAACACGTTTGAGGCGTGAGTCAGACTCTAATATAGAGTTTTGTAGTTTACCTATAGATTCCTCCATTTTTTCCCGTGCCTTAGTTTCACGGGTTTGGTTTTCAAAGATAGTCCGAAGACGTTCCTCTAAACGAGCAAGGGTCACATTGTCCGGTTCATTTGTCATTAGATATAATCTCATTATTTAAGTCAAAGGTGGCCTACAAATACTAACTATAGTAAGCGAACAGTACAAATAAAAAGTCCCCCATTAATGGAGGACTTTGGTTTTTAATAAAAAATTATTGTAGGTGTTACTCTCTAACCAACCAAGACAAGCCGGATAACCCAATGAAGTTGGTAGAACTGGTTGCCCCATACAAAGTAATATCACCAGCAGGACTAACAATAACACTTACTCCAGGAGTATCAGAGTAGACGAAGAATTGTTCCTGATTAATTGGTGCAATATTTCTTGGGATGGTTGCAATTTGAGTTCCATCGGCAGTGTCACCTTCACTCTTGAATATAATACCACCAAGGGAAACCGTACCTCCCTTACTAATATTGACTGAAGCTGGACGGTCAGATGTATTAACTAACCATTTATTTTTGGCACTAATAACTGACATATTACTGACTCGTTCTATACGACCAGAGGATAGAGTGCCCATGATGCTTCTGGCTACTGCACGAGCAATCACACAGTTAGCAGTAGTAGTAGGGTGTATATTATCATGCAATACACTATCACCAGCACCAACCATATTCACACTCAAATTAGGGTTAACATAGTAAGCAGCAATTGGCCCTTCAATAGCTGTAAGGTCTACAAGCTTAGCCCCTGTTTCAGCAGCTACACGAGCTACAGTATTACGGTATCGGAAAGCTTTTTCAGCATTGGCTGAAGGTTGCCCTCTTACTGAACCAGCTTCCTTCTGGGTATACCATAAACCAAACTTACACATAATTACGGTAACACCTGCAAGGTGGCATAAATTAACCATTGCTGTCAGGTTATTTTTGAATGCAATAAGATCTGTTTGACCTTGTCCGTCATTAGTACCTATAGCAATAACAACAATGTTTGCATCAGATACACCCTCAGATTGCATAATAGATAACTGACCTGCAGTAGTATCTCCTGGGATGGCTTTGTTAACTATACTCCAGTTACGTACACCCTCGGAAAACTCTAACTCATCTTTTAGGAAGTTTGGCCAACAATCCGCCCTAGGTGCAGAAATAGAATCACCAAAGACTTTTACGCTGATAAAACCATTGCGAGTATATCTATTATTTTTTATAAGCACCGGTTGGTACACGTTAACCAGTGGATTAATAAGACCACCATTAAAGAAAGAACCAAAGCCAGCATCTTTGATGTAACCGGGGGTATATACAGTAGTTAGCAGGTACCCATTTAAAAGTACGTCATAGTTAGTCATACCATTAATACGAATTTTCCATTCACAGTTAATAGGACTATATGCTGGATGGTCACGTAGCAAAGGTGCACCTATGATTGTAGTAACAGGGTCTTTGCCAAACTCTTTGGATACCTGTGTAATGATAGAACCAGACTGGGTTGGTTGTGCAAATACCCCAGAGTACCCATTCGATGAACGAACAATAGCAGCAAGTTGTGGAGTGCTATTAATTAATATACAGGAAGAAATTTCCTGACCAACGTTTACATCCATAAATGCAACACGGAATGAGTCATCACCAGTAGTAGCAGACATAGAAATAGATATTGCATTGCTACTAACAGACGTGTCAGGTACCCATGTATCCTGATTAGGCCATACAATTTTTTGGGCAGTCATGTCCGTGTTGGGATTAATAGGTGTAACTTTAGACACATCAAAAGATGCTTCCTCTAAGAATGTACGCTTAGCAGAGAAAGTATGGTTATTATAAGGAGAAGCTAGATACTCAGTATTTAAACTACGGAAAATAAAACGGGTATCAGTAGTAAATCCAATGTATCTAGCAGAAGCCTTACCTACCAGCCAATCATAAGGTACAGACAACTTAACGCTAGGGTCTACATCCAGTACTCTGTTGTATAAAGCATCCGGGTCAAAAGATGAGAAGTAATAAATATTAGCAGTACCGGGAATATACGGGAATCGAATAACAGTACAATTAGTAGCCAATAGATTTAACAGAGCAGGGGTACAGTCAGATACTCCGTCTGGTTCAGCACCATTAGGCGAACCATCCTGAATAGTTACAGACTGTCTCATCTTCTCGTGTACAGTAGTAGGGTTTGAACCAGAGAACGGTTGTTTAACCCTTATCATAGAATCACCCTCATTATCTTTTGTACTAGATAATTTAATGAGGATATCATCTACAGCTTCTTGTCCACCTGGGGCTGGTAAAAGGGTAACACTTACATTACCAGGATTATAAGTTAATTGGTTACCAGTTACGCCCACAATGTATGCATTAGGTGGTAAGTCCGGTAGTGACCAAATCTTCTGCCCTACTACATCATAAATAATTTTCTTACCGGTAATAACTACATTGGTATTACTAGACAGTACTACATCAGATTCCCTCAGATTAACAGAACGAGCAACTTCTTGAATAGTTCGGTCAACCATAGCAATTGATGGGGCTTCTCCACCAACAATGACAATTACCCTATCACCTTGGGATAGTAATTCAGTGAGGGTTACCTTTCTAGTAGACGTGTCTATAGAGTACGAATTGGTAAGTAATCCTTTATACAATCTGGCTCCATTTTTATAAATGGCAGGGACATCCTTAAAGTTGTAAGGAATCTCCAATATTTGTTCGCCACCATTAGCAGAACCGTTGTTATACAGCCATGTAACTTGCATCCATTCAGGTACATTAGGATTATTTGAACTGGCTGGTACACCCACAGTTAAGGCAATAACCTTATCTCCATTATTAAGTGGAGTTGGTAACGTAACCGTAGAACTAGCTGGGTCATATTGGAAACCGTGATTAATATAAATCATTGCCCCATTAATGATAATGAAAGGTACACCAGGAGTTCCATCAGGAACCTTGAATGATGTTTCACCACCAATAGCATTACCATTACGGTATACATAAGGGATGTAAGAACCCTGATTAGTATTATTGTTTTTACTTGATGTAGCTACTACAACCCATGAACCAGTAAGAGTAGGGTCATTGGGTTTAATACCAGAAACATCATCCTCAACATAAAGGTAGTCAGTTACTTGACGGTCACCTGTATTAGCAAAGTTATATATACGAGCAAACTTAGCAAACTGTTTTGGTAATGCTTTAAGTTCCTGTTCAGTCTGTACACCTACAACCATGCCATGCGTAGTTAGGTAGTTGTATAGAAGGTTAAGGTTACCTAGGTTGCTATAAACTGTACGAACCACGTGATAAGCATTACCAATCATCTTATCAACAAGTGGGTCATTTGAGCTATTGCCGTCATAGTTTGGATTACCCCAACTCATTTGAGTTGAGTCAAAAGGAATGTGTGAGTTCATGCCCATCCTCGTTTTTCAAATAAAATATTAGTGTTAGACATACTTCCATTAGCAAGGTCAAAGTCAACTACCTCACCACAGATGCTCTCGTATAACTGTAAATACTCGGCAGCTTTAGCCGAGTTCTCAGGAGTGTTAAGTCCAGTATGATAACGATACCCAACCCAGTTCTCTAAGGCAGAGTATAGAGTTTCTGGTAAGTCAACCTCCTGCTCATCATCCCCAGTTAGTTCTGGGTGTTTAGCCTGATACAGTACATTTAATGCTTCATAGTGACGGGGCCACATACATTGAAGTACATCAGGTCGGGGCGTAAACAAACCACTCTTATCATGGTCATCATTGAGTTTACGACGATTGCCCTTATTATCATAGACATTCAGTATCTTAATTACATCTTCCTGAAATGGTTCACTTGGATTATCCATAATATAAGGGTACTGAGCTTTACTTGGGTCAAACCCCTCATAAGAATAACGAGCCAATAAAGGATAATCAGTTCTACCCTCTTTCATTTCTACGATGCAGTTACTAGTTCTTAATACAAAACGACTGTGTAAACGAGTAAGCCCCTCATTGATTAAGGCAAGAACTTCAGGCTTGCCTTGTGGTTCAATGGAAACTCTATCGTCTGCAATAAAACCAGCACTCTTTAAAGTAGAGAGTGCTAATGCTTTATAGACTTCTGATAGCTTACGCATAGTTCCTCACACAATGTAGGAAGTTAATGGATTATGGTTATCCAATTCATCGTCATCATCCCACATTGGGTCACCCTTAGCATCAACATGTACCATGCCTGCTTGTGGTTTCCATGGGTTTAGATATCCGAGCATAGAGATTGTGTCAATGCAGTCATCCTTACCTTTGATACCATTTATGGTAGCTAATTTAAGTTGACCCATAAACAACCCCATAATAGTAGTATCTCGTAACTCTTCAGGGAAGTACATCTTACCTGTTTTAAACCAAGGTACTACTAAATTGAAACGAGCAAGTTTACTGGTGGCTGGGTGTATACCAGGTTTACCACCACTAGATGAGGCAAAATTAAAGAACACGTTTCGATTAAGCATATCTTTTTGTAACAGTGATATAAAGGCACCTTGTTGCCCGGTAGTCTCTACACCTACAGATTGAGGTTGATATTCTTGAACCAAACGGAATAAATCATTGAATGTTTTATCCATCAATTGTCTAGCACAGATACCATCTACCCAGAACCAGTCACCATTAGAACTATAAGCCCACACACTGATTACTGTATAGTCACTAGTCTGCTTCTCGCTGGTGGCAAAGTCAGTAGTGATATAATAGTTATAACTGGACTTGAGTCTCAGTAATTGCTGTCGGCTATACCATTTGATTTCACTGTCTTGTACCAATCGTTCATCTTCTGAACTGATTCGTAGCATCAACTCTTGGTAGAAGCCTGCCAACTTACCAGTTTTCCTAGCCATATCATATTGAGCTTCTATGTAGTCGTAAGAGAAACGGTCATCCCATGCTCCTTGGAACTCTTCTCTAGTACAAGGGAACTTCTCACAAACTGGCCATACGTTAACATCCCATGCACCTGACTCTACTGCCTCAATAAGAATGTCTTCCTTATTAAATGGGGTACCATTAAAAATTACTTTACGACGGGTAGGGTCAAGTGCGTGGTTAACACCTTTATAAACTGTATCCTTAATAGCCTCCATACTGGTCTTAGAGCGAGCATCATCATCACTAACTAAGTCATCAAGAATACAAAGAACGGGACGTTTACCAAATATCTTGGTACCACGAAGACCAGTCTTAGCACCAAACATCTTAACACCCAGACGATGGCCTTCTGAATTGATAAATTCTAGGTAGTTATCTGTAAAGATGGCTTTAGGAATCCATTGCTGAAGGAACTCACTATTCTGATAACGAAACTCAATGTTTTTACGTGCAGATTTAACACCGTTATCCATTGAGTCAGAAACATAAATCATACCTTCAACTTTTCCTAAGCCAGGTAGGTGACCGAACACAGCAAGAAATAAAGTAAAGTACTCCATGAATAGGGTAGTCTTTGCTGCCCCACGGAAACATAGGTTAGCTATGTATTGATGTGGGGAGGTAACCTTATCCAGCATCTTAAGGTGAACGGGTGGTGTTTTATTTGATTCACCTTCCTTGCCATTAACCAGCTTAATAAAGTTAGCAAAGGTTAGTGCAAAGGTACTGGGCATATAGTCATTGGTATTGAGTACTGAGTAGTCAACACTATCTAACCATTCATCTAGTTCTTGTTTAATTAGCTTAGACATCAATAATGTCCTCATCCTGTCTTACTAGCTTAGAGCCAGCAATTTCTTTGGTTGAAACACCCCCTTGAATGGCACTTAGTTGCTGTTGAGCTAAAGCTTCCAGTGTGTTCTTGAGGTCGGATAATCCAGAACTTTCTCTCATATCTAAATTGATATTAGTAATGGCATCTTTCGGTTTAGCTAAGTGAGTAAGAATAGAGTTAGCTGCATCACACCTAACCTTCTCACTTACGGCTGTATTCATTAACTCAGCTTGAGTATTGATAGCCTTCTGATAGATATCCTGGTTCACAATCCAAACTGGAATTAAAGATTGCTCCATAATCAGGTTGACTAACTTACCTCTATGATAGGCAGAGACATAAGCACTTATATCTTTCTCACTGGTTCCCCGTGCAACCAACTCAGCCTGTCTGTTAGGGAAAGTCTTGAAGTATGCATCCTTATTCGAGTAACCCATATGCTTATAGGTTACATACTGGATAGCACTTAGGTAGTCCATAGTTTTGAACTTACCGTCTTTCATTACCCCAGAGTATGTAATGAAGTTAGACCTAAACTGCTCTGCTAGTAGTTGGTCTTGGGTGACGTTGTTAATAGTGTCTACCAACTCATCAGTAACACTACCTTTAAAATGTGTAGGTAAAGCACTGATTACCTGTTCTTTGCTCAATTCACTCATAATTATCTCGCTACAAAGTTATGTCTATTAACTAAGATTATTTTCTTGGGGTGGGTTACCCCTTGAATAAGTATGGCTCTAGAGTTAGACTTTAGTCTCTTTTAAGTCATCATACAATAGTATGTCATGTCTCCACCTTCCTATTCCCAAAGGAGTTATTGTTGAGAATCTATATGCGAAGCCAGGATTCACAAGACAAGTATGCAGAACTAGACCACACCAAAGCTGCGTTCATGCCTGGTGATATTATAATTACCCATAATGAAGAAGCATACCACGAGGTATTCGGTATGCTGTTAATTGAGAATAAATATGGTGTAGAAGTTAAGAAGCCCGCTGAAAGTTACTCTTTAGAAAAACAAAAATCAGCCCTTGTATTCTTCACCAAGTTACCTAATAATGTTTCTATCCAACGCCGAAACAATACCGTTGTGATGTCAGTGACCATGTAATGTTAAGTCACCCGCCCAGTGGACAGTGGCGGGATAGATAGCTTAAGAACTTTTACCTACTTATTCGTTAAGCAACTCTATCTAATAACTGCCACAGTCAGGGTTCCCCGACTCCTTACTAAGATTGCATTCTTAGGCAAACGATACACTAGTATCCAGGGGGATGAACTGACCCGATACTGAAATCGGTAAGGGGACTAGTTGAAAGGCTAGTCCCCATTTCTTTTTTATAAATGTAACAATAAGGATAACCAAATATGTTAGTACAACTAGTTTGTAACCCAAACAAGATAGATTTAACAGACCTACCAAGCACCACTCCCATTACAATACTGGTTCCTGACTTAGAATCCTATCATAACGCTAGAGAACAATTATTCTTGAGTAATAGGGAAGCAGAGGTAGTTTGCATACCTCCACCATCACAATACAAACCTAATATGGGTAAAGTACCTTATGCCTATATACACAGTGATTATGTTGCTAATTGTGAAGGTAATGAACCAGAGTTGAAATATTACTTCACCAAGAAGTAGGAACCAGTGATGAAATGTATCATCGTTTGTAATGCTACTAAGCACTACAATACTTATCGTAATATTGAGGAGTCATTAAACATAGCAGTAAGAGACAGTATCCCAATCCTCATTGACGATAGTAATCTTTACCATGAAATTAGTGGGCATCTATTTATTAAAAATATTCCCATTGACCTAACACTAGTTGTACATAACAAAACTTACTCTTACCAGTTAGATTCGCATAAAGACAATGACCGTGTAATGCTTATTACTAATCAATTTTATAAGTACAAACTACTTAATCAGGAACGACCTTACACGTCTAAACTTGGTACCCTATACTACACAAAGGATGGTGAACAAACTGAACCAGTTATGTTCACCTACTTGGATATAGTATTATCCCCTAGTTGGTAAAGTACCTTACTGTCTAATCCAACGCCCGCCGACAAGAACGCCAGGAGCTGCTCGTTCGTCATTTTGGGTTTCCGACGCGTTTCTAGACGCTTCGTTCTTTTGGCTGTGTTCATCATACCTCCTCCTATTTAACTGCTTATTAGATAGATACCTATAATATTTTTCATGCTGAAAAGCTGATAGCTATTTACGAGTGCAGGTGGTGCTGGTGGGGCTACACCTTTACACTATGAGTACCCCCCGGTACTTGCCTATGCCATGTAACCACCCTACCCCACCTTACACACTACACATGCTCCGCATGTTATGGACGTGTTGTCCTATCATCTAACCTTGGAGCTATACAATGACTACTACTGCTAACGTACGTATGACTGCTGGAACTTTACTTGGTACAGTTAACGAAGCAGCTACTACTATCGCTGATACATTTGGTACAGCAACTAAAGCTGTAGGAATGCTTAACTCATATGTAACAACTATGAGTGATAAACAACGTATTCGTACTAAATTAGAAATGCATACGTTTGTTAATAAGTTAGCTGAAGAAACAGCTATGCAAGATACTATCCGTAAGAAATCTATTCAAGAATTCTGCAAGGATGAAGTTAACGCAAAACTGTATCAACAATCCTATGATTCAATTGTCGCTTTGCTTAGCGAAGTTGAGTCTAAAAACTAAAAACAAAATGGAACTCTTCGGAGTTCCATTTTAAATCATTAGATAGTTATTCACAAAGTGAATAACAAGTTGAACGAAGTTCGACTTAGTTTAACTAAGCAGATAGTTATTCAACGTTAGGAAGAAGAAATGACACTTACAGAATGTAAATCCAGTTCTCCTAAAGAAGCTTTGGAAAGATTCGAAGAAGCTGTGCGATTGCATGAAGGCTTACAGAATGACAGGAATCAGTTTGACCCCGAAGAGGTTAATGCTGATTACAAAGAAGCTAAAGCTGAGTTACTAGTTTGGTTGTCCTACATCCCTTAAGTTAAGAAGCTCCGCTTCTTTTGGTTATCAATAACTTAGGAAAGGTAACATGCTTATCAAAACTGAAGATTCAAAAGTAAATTTCATAGATAAGAATGACATGTATGTAGGTTTCGATACTATGCAATCTTGCTGTGAGTATGCTGATTGGTTCTTGTCTAAAGACAAATCAGTTACTACTACAGACTATAACTACCCAAGTGGGAATATGGGTATCAACTATAAAGGTTTCTACTTCATCCCCAAAGAACCAGAGGATGTATCCAAACAGCATTCATTAGATGAAGGTTGTATGCTTACTTTCGAATTAACAAATGATGCTGGTGATTTACTCTACCTGCATATCTTCAATTCTCACAATGGGTACTATGGGCATACATTATTAACTAATGTTAGTGGTACAGAAGAAGAATACAGCCTTTAAGTCTTAAAACCAGACGCTCCGCGTCTAAAGGATTCTAATGAATCCAATTCTATTTGAAATTCTATCCTTTTGTTTGGGTTTACTTACCGACAAGTTAACCCATAAATCAAATCATTTATCTGGAGAGTACAAAATGTCTATTAAAACTTTTGGTCAAACATTCGGTCAATCTAAAACTAACGAAGCTTCTAGTGGTGAGCGTCCTAAAGCTCAGTTCTGGTTGAACATTGGTTATACAGCCAATGAAGGTACTGATGAAGCTAAATTCATCTCATTGCCTACCGGTATTCCATTAGATACTCAGGAGCCTCTGAGTACTAAGTCTAGCAACGATGACTTCCGTGCTATGCGTTTTGCACAGAATGATTTACTGGAACAATTGCTGGCATTTGCCAAAGACCTGGAACCAGGTGCTGAAGGTATCCTTCAACTTCAGGTTCAACTTCGTCGTGTTAAAGATGATGCTCCTGCTATCTCTACTGACGATAATAAGTATGCTCGTAAATTGACTTTCTAAGCATTAATTGGACTCCCTTCGGGGAGTCCTTTTATTTTCAACTATCTAAAACCTAAGTTTAACTTTTAAGACCTTTTCGACGAAGAGGTACTAAAACTCAAACCTATTCTATTAGACATATATTGGAGCAATAAATGTACATTGTATGTAATCGTTATAATCCTGAGAAGCTCATTAACATGATTAACCGTTATTACAATAATAATATGACAGCATATGCTCGTTGGCAGGTATCTGTTATAGATAGTTCAGGTAAGCATTACGACTACTACTTTGTAAGCAAGCCTACTCGTAAACAGATTTCTAAATGTGTGAGGTAACCATGATTACTACTTTGATTATTATTTATGCAGTATTCCGTATCGTATATGCCTGTGTAACAGGTGATACCACAGCTCAACCAGACTATCGTGGTCGTGATGAACCAGGGGATTTTTAATGAACTATGTATTAGTTAAAAGTTGGACAACAGAGGCTGGGTTAGCTGCTTATATATTACTAGTAAATGAAACACATCACTGTGGTTATGTAGAATCTCCATCAGAATTAGAAAAAGTGAATGAGGGTGACCTTAGTTATATTAAAGTACATGGTGGTCTTACCTATTCTGGTTATCCTGATTGGAGTAATGGTAAATATGTATTTGGCTATGATTGTTCACATCTTGGTGACTTAATGAAATGCCCCAGCAAATTCAAAGGTACATCATTAGAGCATCTATCTATGTACAGTACTGGTACTTGGCGTGATGAGTCTTATTGCACACTAGAGTGTGAGAGACTTGCCAAACAGTTAATTGATTTAGCACCTAACGTGTTAACTGAATAAGGGAGAAGATTACTAATGCGTAAATCAATCTTAATGGGAACCAGAGAAGATGTTATTAAACGTCGTGCTAATAAACCAGTGCGTAATAGCAATGATGCTGGAACATCTGTACCTGTTCGCCGTATCGTGACTTTCAATCACCCATGCTTAATGAACTCCCATTAGGGAGTTCTATTTTTTATTAGAAAAGTTTAATTTTTTATTTCGAATGGGTAGACATAGATAGATATTGGAGATAGATATGTTATCAATACATCTAGAACAAATTAGTAATATGGTTATTTTATATGGTGCTTATGAAGTAGCTAAGGTATTAAAAGAATATGCAGTAGCTGCATCTAGTGAACTCAACTCATTAGGCAATCATGATGCGATTATCCACAAAGATGCTTACCACTTAACAAGTGCCTGTAACATGATGGCACTATCACATCCATTACGGAGTAAAGATGTACCTAAATGAAATAATCTGTATTCCACAGCATAAAGCAGTTATAGCAAATAGAAACATTCGTATCCATATGCCCATGCCTTTATGTAATCCATTCCAACGTAATGAACGAACCACGGTAGAGGATATTGCAGTAGCTTATGAAGCT